AACAACGGCATTTATGTCGTCGCCTCCGGTGCTTGGTCGCGATCGGCCGATGCTGCGAGCGGCTTCGTGAACTCAGGCATGTTCACCTTCATCAGCCAGGGCACGACCTACGGCGGGGTCGGTTTCGAACTAGCCACCCCGGACCCGATTACCGTCGGAACGACCGCCCTTAGCTTCACGCAATTCTCCGGGGCCGCATCCGTCGCCAATGGGGTCGGGATTGGTCTCACTGGAACCACCGTCTATCTTTTGCCCCCGACTTCGAGCGTCATCGGTGGCGTAAAGTCGAAGGCTGCGGTCACGCACAACTTCTTGACTTCGATCGGGACTGATGGCGCGATCGGCCAGGCGCAGCCCGCGGCGGCCGACGTGAGCGGCCTGGCGGCCTCGGCGACCACTGACACGACGAACGCGAGCAACATTACGAGCGGGACCTTGCCGTCGGCGCAGCTTCCGACCGTCGGGCAGATGGCAGGATTCCGGAATCGCCTGATCAATGGCAGTTTCCTGGTGGATCAGCGCAACGCCGGCGCAGCAGTGACGGGCGACAGCTCGGCCGGGTACAGCGTCGACCGCTGGAAATGGAATCGATCGGATTCGGCCACGACCTCGGTTCAGCGGGCGACCGATGCCCCGGCGGGGTTTCCTTTCAGCCTCAAGGCGACGGTCACGACGGGAGCCACGGTCACATCGGCGCAGTACAGCATCATCGAGCAGATCGTAGAGGCGAACAACGTCTATGATTTTTCCCTCGGCGCTTCAGGCGCCAAGGCGTTCGTTCTTTCCTTCTGGGTGAAGTCCAGCCTGACGGGCACCTTCTCAGCGTGGATCGGTAACACTTCGGACAACTACCACTACTGCATCAGCTATTCGATCCCGACCGCGAACACCTGGATCCAGGAGCAGGTGAGCATCCCTGGCCCGACGAGCGGCACGTGGAACAGCAGCGGTACAGGAGTCGGCCTGACCGTGGCATTTGGTCTTGGAATGGGCTCGACCTACCAGACTGGGACGGCTTCGAGCTGGGGCACGGGCTACTGCGCGAGCGGCAACGTCAACGTCATCGCGACGACCAGCGCGACCTGGCAGATGACCGGCGCTCAGCTTGAACTTGGGAGCACCGCAACTCCATTCGAATTCCGATCGTTTGGTGAGGAGGTGGATCTCTGTGCGCGATACTACCAAGGCACTTTCACCTACGGAACCACCCCGGCTCAGAATGTCGGGCAGGGGACCGGCGAAATTGCCGCCCAGTCAATCGGTGGAAACAGCTTCACTCAGTACTTCTTCGCCAAGCTGAATCCGATGATGCGGGCCGCCCCGACGGTCGCGCTGTTCAACATCGCGGCCGCGAACGCGCAAGCGCGCGATGCAACTGCTGCAGCCGATTGCTCATCGACCTCGGCCCCTTACGTGACTCCGAAAAGCATTTTGATCGCCACTGTTCTCCCGGCATCGGGAGCCGCTGTCGCCGACTATGTGGGTGTCCACTACACGGCCGACGCTGACTTCTAATTTTATGCCAACTCCCAAATCGCTATCCATCATCTTTGGCGGCGAGGACGCCTCGGTGAGCCTCATCGACGGCACCTCGGCCAAAGTCCGCGTTCGCGCGCTTCCTGCCCGTTACCTGGGCGACGTTCTTGCCCTAGCCGAGAAGCAGACCGAGCTCATCGAGCTCTGCACCGCGATCCCAACGCCCACGGAAGGTGAGCAGATCCCCGCCGTTTTTCCCGGTGTGCGCCAGCCTGACGGCTGGGTCGGCGTTCCCCATGGGTGGACGGAGAACCTTTCGGACGTGGCCCATGAGATGCTTTACGAGCTGGCCCGTAAGCTAAATTTTACTCGAGCGGCGACCTGGGGAAAGAGGCAGATCGCCGCCAAAAAGGAAAGCGCCCCCCTCGTCGAGGCGGCGCAGGAAGCTCTCCGGCCGATCATTCAGGGCCTGCTCGCTTCGACGAGCTCTGCGCTGACGTCGGGGCCGCAACCGGCAAAAGTCCCGCCGAGATCCTAGACGAATTCACCGTCCAGCAGCTGATGCTCTACCGACGGCGCTTCGACCGGCAGCAGGCGATCAACGCCCTCCGGTTTCTCCAGGCTATTACCGCCGGGGTGCCGGCCTCGCTGGATGAGAAATGCGATAAGCCCTACCGGGACCAACAGGAAGCTCTGCTCGAAATCATCAACGGCGAAGAGACCACGTGAGCGATACCGACTCCACACTTTCCCTCCTGATCGATATCCGCTCCCAGCTGGGCGGCCTCAACGACGCGCAGGCGGGAATCTCGAAACTGAAGGAGGGCATGCAATTTGCCCTCGGGTTCAGTTCAATCGAAGGCGCGGCCGAGCTGCTCAAGGCCACGCTCGAGGAGACGGTGGGCGCCGCGTTCAACCTGGCCGCCCAGACCAAGGAGATCTCCGACAACCTCACGATCGATCCGCAGTCCCTGCAGGTCCTGCAGCTGCTCGCGGAACGCAGCGGAGCGAGCATCGAAAAGCTGAACATGGGGCTCACCGAGCTGAAGCGGAACAGCCAGCTCGCCCAGACCGACCCGAACGGTGGCCAGGCCAAAGCATTTGCCGGCCTGGGCCTGGATCCTTCTCAGCTTTCCGGCCTGCCGCTCGAGGACCAGTTCGAGACAGTAGCTAAAGCGATCTCCGGATCGGCCGACCAGGCGAAAGCCTTCAACTCGGCTCTCGAGATCATGGGGACCCGGAATGCGCCGGCGCTGATGGGTGCGATGAAGCAGCTCGCCACAAATGGCTTTGGGCAGCTCTCGGCGGAGATGGAAGAGAGCGGCTTGGTCATGAGCCGAAAGACGATGGAGAATCTGCGGAACGCGCAGCTGCAGATCGACGAGCTGAAGCGCCGCCTGACCGTCTTTGCCGGGGATACGGTGTCGGCGATCCTTCATCCTTTCGGCGGCGGTAGCACCGGGGCGACAACACTGCCGCCGATAAACTTCGCGGACTATACTCAGGAAGCGGCCTGGGCGCGCCAAGATAAGAAGGACGTCACAGGAGGAGAAGCGCAGCTGAAGATGTTGACTGACGCTTTGGCGACCGAGGAGGAGCTGGCGAAGCAAAATCCATTTCAGCACCTGGTGGATTCGACTCAGCTGATCATGCTGAGCCGGATCCGGGAGACCCTGCATGATATCATAACCAGCTCAGCATCTGGTCTTCCGGAACCCTTCAGAGACGCTCTCAACGGCGCCATCAAAACGGATAAAGAGGACGGCACGGGCCTGCCGTATTCGGTCTCACAGCTGACGCCTCCAGGCACGGATCTGAAAGCTCTGTTTGGCACAATGACGGAGGATCAGCTGAAGCTCGTGCAACGTCTCGACGAGGAGCTGGCAAAATTGGCCAAGCTAGACTCTGTGATCTCTGTTAAGCGGACGGGCGGGGTCTCGGCCTTTCAGAAATCGAAGACCTCGTTCAACCAGGTCAACGACCCGGTCCACAACGAGGGCTACATGACCATGGGGCAGGGCGCGCAGGCGGGGGCGATGGGGTACTTCACGAAGCTCGGGAGCGCCGGGCAGCAGGTCGCCGGATCGCTCGAGGGCTCGATCGGCACCGTGGTGGACGGCATTGGCAAGGGGATCTACGGATGGATCGCTGGCACTGAGAGCTGGCGGCAATCCCTCGAGAGCATAGCCGGGTCGGTGCTGCAGAACATCATCGAGACGATGATTAAGATGGCCATTCAGCAGGCCGTCATCGCCGCCTTTACGAAGGCGGCCGCGCACCCGCCGGTCAGCGTAGCAAACCCTGTCGATGCGGCCCAGACGACCGAATCCGGCGTGGGGGCGCTCTTCAATTCGATCATGAGCCTAGGCCCGATCGCTGGCCCGCTGGTACTCGCGGCCGCGATCGGCGGCACGATCGCGCTGATCTCATCCCTTTTCGGTGGGCACCGCGAGAAGGGTGGCCCGGTCGCCGCCGGTACGTCCTACGTCGTCGGCGAACGCCGGGCCGAGGTCTTCACGCCCGCCGTCGACGGCCATATCTGGCCGAGCGTCGGCGCACACCAGGCCGCCCTTATGTCATCCCTGGGCGCGCGTCCGGTCAGCCGGTTCAATCCGACCGCCAGCGCGCTCGGTTCGGCCTTCGCCGGGCGCGCCGGCGCAAGCAAGCCGCATCAGCAGGTCTTCGTCGACGACATGCGGATGGCGATGAAGCACGCCGCCAGTACCCCGGAGTTTGAGTCGCAGATCATCGATATTACCCGGCGCAACCGCGGGGCGATCCTGTCCATATGAAGTTTGCCGAGACCACCGTCGCCGGGCTGACTTTCCAGCTTCTCCTCATCCCGCCCCACTGGCGCGAGGACCAGCCTTGCATTGTCGACCACCGCTGGGCCACTCAGATCGAGGAGGGTCGGACGAGCATTGAGGAGCGGCGTCCGCAGTTCGCAGCCTTGCGCCTCACGCTGAAGACGGAGATCGAGCCGGCCGACTCTGACGCGGACGATTGGAGGAAGGGCATCGCGGCCCTCAGCACCCAGATGGTCGGGATTCCGCTCTGGCCCGACGTCCAGCTGGTGGGGAACTGGGCGGATCGGAAGTATAATGCCCAGTACGTCGTCAACTATGATGACGAGTCGGACGACTTCGAGATCTACGCGGCCGGGGCGGTGCCTGATGACCCTCCCTATCCTTATCTCGCCCCGTTGATGATCGGACGCTGGAAGGAGCGGCCGACGGCCACTGCGGTCGGCGCGGCCGTTGCCACCATCCCCTTGGAGATCGACGAGATGAGCCCATGGGCCTTCAGGATTGCTATCAACACGCTCGGCGACGCCTGGACCGCTGAGCCCAACGTTATCGATAGCGTTCGGGATACCAGCTATTATCCGGTCTCCCTGATTCAGGTGAGCCAGGCGCGCGAGGCGGCCGTCGATGAGCAGAACTTGGCTCCCAGGTGGAAGCAGGAAGGGGACTTCACCTTCTGCAGTGCTGAGGACATCAGGACCGCGCTGAGCTGGTTTTGCGCCAAGCAGGGAGCCCTCAACTCCTGGAGCCCGGTGCCGGCATGGTTTCAGCCGGGGGCGGCCACCACGGCCACGCCAAACAGCTATACGGCCCGGTTTGGATCGGACACCTTGTCGCTCACCTACAAGTCGGGCGACGTGGCGGCGGCCACAATCATCTTCCTGCAGGAGATCGCGCTTTCGGGCGGTCGCGTTCAGGCGCTGGCGGCGAAGATCAACCTTTACAGCCTCTCCTACGGGGCGGATCCCGACAACCCGGAGCTCTACACCAACTTCGATTCGCCCGTAGTTGGCCCAGAGGGCACCTTCCAGCCCGCCCAGGTGGTGCATCAATCGCTCCGGCTTTCGCTGCAGCCGCAGAACGAGAAGGCGTCTATCCAGATCGCGCGCACCGAAGGAAGCCTGATGGCCGACTGGCTTCTTGGCCGGCTCTACTATCCCGTCACCCTGACGATCTGGGAAACAGACCCGGCGGCCGTCGGTGGCCGCACGATGCTTTTCCAAGGGCTGGTCCGCGAGGTGACACCGAGCGCGCCCCTCGTCGCTTCCGCCTCGCTCTTCGGCGGCGCGCTGCAGCGCAAGCTACCGGGCTGGACCTTCGACGGCACCTGCAACGTCCTCCTATTTTCGACGCCCTGCAGCCTCCTTGAAGCTGCGTTCTCTAGCTCGGGCACAATGTCAGCGACCGACGTGAGCGCTGATCAGCGGACGATCACGGTCCACGGCGTGACGGGCTACGGAGGCCCGGCCTACGCGAACAACCTCTTTGCAAGCGGGGTACTCCGCACCGGCAGCGGCCGCCGCTCGGTGCAGGTGACGATCCTTTCAAGCACGATGTCCGGCGGGAACCTGGTGCTCACGACAGCGCGGCCGGTCTGGGCCGACCTGATCTCCGCGGGGCAGGAGGTCACACTGCTTCCTGGCTGTGACGGCCAGGCCAGCACCTGCCAAGCGCTCGGCAACTACCCGAATTTCCGAGGTATGCAGTTCATCCCGAACTTCCTGCAGCAAGTCCAGGCCACGACGGTGACGCCGAAAAAATGAGGGGTCCCGACTACTTTCTGGATCCAAAGCGCGTGCAGATCCTCGAGGCAGCCTGCAGCTCGTGGGTCGGCACGCCCTTCCGGCAGAATTCGCGGATCAAAGGCGGGAAAGGTGGCGTCGATTGCGGCAACTATGTTGCGGCCGTTCTTTTCGAGAGCGGGGCCATCGATCAGCAGATTTCGACTCCCCCGTACGATGCGGACTACGCGCTCTATTCCGAGGAGAGCGTGCTCCTGGAATGGTTCAAGCGGCCGGCCACCCGCCAGCTGATGCGCCAGGTGGACGAGGACGAGCCGCACGTCGACGGGGACTTGGTCTTCCCGAAAGTCGGCCGCACCGAGCATCACATGGGGATCCGGATCGGTCCCTGGGTCTGGCACGTTCCGAGGGCCATCGGCGTCGTTCACATGGCGGCTGCGTCCCTGCAGCTGTCGAAGTTCAGGTACCGGGCTTTTGAAAGACCATGAGCTGGCTTAGCCCGAGATCAAAGGTCCCGGCGCCGCCGGCGCTGCAGCAGCAGCTGCCGTCGTTCCACGCCACGGACGCCGTGCCGTTCTTCTATGGCCGGCAGCGGGTGGGGGCGCACTGGCTGTCGGATTCGTTCAACTGGCAGACCGCAGGCAAGACGACGCCCTTCGAGTACGCCTCGATCGCGGCCGCCCACTGCCAAGGCCCGGTGGACTTCCTGGGCAACGTCTTCGTCAACGGCATGCAGGTTTGGGCGGTGAACGTGAACCGGGGCGCGGAGGACTACATCGATGTCGTTCTCAATGCCTCAACGTCACTGGGCCAGCCCTACAAGTTCCGGTTCTACTGGGGCACCGAGACCCAGACGGCCGACGCCTATCTAATCGCCGGCACAGGTCAGAACCACCCCGGCTATCGGGGCATCGCCTATTCGGTCTGGCAGAACATGGACCTCGGGCAGGGGAACACCTCGATCCCGCAGATCGAGTTCGAGATTGGTCGTAAGGGGCCGACCTTCGGCGCTTACAGCAACACCGGCACGCCGCCCTACGGCGTTAACCCATTCGCCGCGATTTACGGCTACTGCACTGAGGAGAAGGGCGGCCTGGGCCTCGTTGGTGGCCTCAACGCGGATCGCTGGGCAACGATATGCACCGCCCTGGAGACGAAGGGCATCCTGGCTCGCCAAGGCGAACTGGTGATGCTGAACCCGATCGCAGCACAGCAGACCACCGCTGAAAGTCTCTTCAGCCAGATCCTGACCTACGTCGACGGCTTCATTCGGCAGCGGGACGGGTTATTGGAGCCAGGCTGGTTTCCGAACCAGCCAGTCGACACCGGGACGATCATCGAACTCACCGAGGACGACATTGTCGGCACGCTCTCGAGCGGCACCTTCAAAGACGGCAGCGATGCCCTGACGCAGCTCACGACTGCTTTTACCGACGGTCCGAATAACCAATACCAGACCGAGGGTGCGACAGCTCGCGCCCCGGCCAACCGCGCCACGGCCCCGAGCAATGTCCAGAACGTCGACAAGCTGGACCGACCCTTCTGCAATGACGTCGGAGAAGCCGGCCTGA